TCCTGTTGAAGGATATTCGGCGTTTTTTAATCATCATAACTGGCACGGTTGTTTTGAAAGCAATCCTTATACGTCTATTACTTTAAAAGTAGAAGGCAAGTTCACCGATGAGTTTAGAAAACAAATCGGTGTTGATAACTTAGAATACTACTATAAAGAAGACTAAGAGTTAACCGGTGTTATTTCGCCTTGACTGAGTAAGGCTGTAATTTACGAAATATCGTTATCTAGTACGTACTTTACTTCAGTTACTTCGCTGTTCTGTGGCATTACAAATTTGTATTGCAATGCACGAGCCGTCGGATTCTCAACTAGAGCAAAGATTGTTTCTACTTGTTCGTCGACCCAGGCCTGAGTGTCTATAGCAGTGTGTTCAATTGATCTGTCCGGAACTGCTATAAGCTCCGGTACAAACCCAGCGTCGGCAAAATCTACATCAACACTTCTAACAGGCAGTTCAGGCACCGAGTATTGAAATAATCCGTTGGATAGGTCTAACATATACATTTTTGATCCATCTGGACTAAATTGTACTTTTCGGGTACGATCTCCTTGTAGTCGTACACTGAATCGTTCATTGGCATAGGATGCAGTACTAAGATCGTACGGTGTTGAGAGGTCGAACCTGTATACGCTGTTATTAGTATCGCCGATTACATACATTCTTGAGCCGTCTGAGTTAAACGTTAACCCTTCCGGACTGCCGACAAATTCTACGTTTAAAGATATGCTGTCGTATGTTGTTGATGTTATTTCGAACGCAGTTGACAGGGTATACTGGTAGACAGTATTTGTGTTGTTGCCTACAACATACATCTTAGTTCCGTCGCCGTTAAACGTAAATCCTTGCGGTTCGGTTTCTTCGTTGCCAACACTAAACGTTCCGCTATCGGTCCTTCCGCCGGTAATAGTAAACGCCCCGCCCGGAAGTACCCATTCAGTAATCAATGTAGTACTACGACTTAACCCAAATATTTTTGTGCCGTCGTTGCTAAACTTAAAAGAATAAGCAAAGTCGATGTTAAGTATCAAGACGTCACCGGAGTCTACTGCACCTGTTATATCGTAAGCAGTTGGTAGAGTGTACCTTCTTATAATTTCTGAAGAACCGGCAAGAATAAAGAGCTCAGTACCGTCGTCGTTAAACTGAAAATCCAACGGGTCAGTGCTCGGATCAAAGTTAACATTATCGTAAACTGCTCTAGATATTACTGGCTCGTTACTAACTCCTGACTCTGTGACATTAGAGATAGTTACTGCTGTGCCTGGATTTGCTTCTGTGGAATTAATCGACCCGTTTATAGAATATTGATAAATTGTATCGTCGTTTGCATTTGTGTTATTAGAAAAGTCAGTTACCATGTACATTTTTGTACCGTCAGGTGTAAAAGTAATGCCTCGACTATCAAAGGACTCAGGACCAAAATCATAACGAATACCGCCGTATGTTATTGTAGCTAACTCGTATGGCGTATCTAGACTGTACTGGTACGCATACCGTCCACCTGACCCAGCTGTAAACAGCCTTGAGCCGTCTGCGTTAAATGCTATATCGATAGGGTCGTCTTGAACACCTGCACCGAAAAACGCGCCGTCGTAGGTCAGTGTTGTTATATCATACGGCGTAACCATACTATAAGGATAAAGCCTTCCTGATCTTACGATGATCAACTTTAATCCGTCGTCGCTAAACGCAAGACACTTAGGCGAATTAAATCCTTCAGTTATTTCGAAACTTATGCCACTGTATGACATGGTCGACAAGTCAAATCCAGTACTTAAATTATACTGTGTAACTTGATCGGCGCCTGCTCTGCCCACCATAAACAGCTTTGTACCGTCATCGTTAAATCTGAAACCTCCTTGAATAAACATTACATCATTTACATTGTAGCTTACGCCGCTGTATGACATACTAGAACTTGATATATCGTACGGAGTAGTTAAATCTAATTGATACAGGTTATCGCTACCTATGCCTAGCATAAACAATCTAGTGCCGTTGTTGTTAAACTGTATTTTCCAAGGATCGGAGTCTAACGCAAGGGCATCAAAAGAAACACTGTCCCACGAGGCGTTATCTATACTTGTGCCGAAACCGCTTGGATAAGGTATAACATCGTCACCGGCTTCGAATGCCAATCCGCCTGTATATTCACCTGTTATATTGGTTGTTGATGCAGTGTTTATAGCAATAAATGAGTTTAGGCACAAACACCTCGGCGGCTGTTGTTCAAAGGAAGTAAACATTCTTGGTAGATTGTCTTTGCATACTACACTGGGGACACCACTAAGATTCAAGGAGCTAATATCAGCAGTGTATGTTCCGCTGTTATTGGTAACAGCGCCTACAGTTCCTTTGATCACAGTTGAATCAGTTCCAACTTTAACAATTATGTTTTGTCCCTCTACAGGAATAGCACCGGCTGATGTTACTAGTTCGGTGCTAGTACTAGTACCGTCAATAGTGTATTTTTCACTGGTTCCTTTAAAACTTGGAGTATAAGAAAGCCAGTCTGGATCACCAGTGTCTTGTTCTTTAGTAAGACCGACGAATGTTCCGTTAGTCTGATTTGATCTTAGGATTGTCATATTTGGCTTATTCCTTGGTTGATATCTGTTTCGTTTTCAAAGTTTGTAACAACTATAGTCTCGGAAGCAGAAGGCTCCACAGGCAAAAATCCAGGCCTGAACTTCGTGAGATTGTATTGCACCTGGAATACTTCTGCGTCAGGGTCACCGTCAAACCTAAATTGAAGGTGTCTTGAGCCTAGAGGTGTGAATTGTTGGCGTGATATTCTCTCGATATTATTGCCAGTCCATAATTCACTAGCAGGATTATCTAGACGTGTTGCGGTGTTTGGTATGTCTATTTGAACAGGTGCATATCCTAGGCTGTTGAAGTTAAATGCAATAATTTCAGTCTCTGCTATTGAATACTGATACACAGAGTCAGAGCCAGGCCCTATTATAAAGATTTTAGTTTCGTCTGCGTTAAATACAATTCCCCTAGGTGCACTTTCTTGCGTGCCGACGTCGATCAAGTTTTGTATATAGACAAGACTTGAGATATTATACGGAGAGCTCATTACAAACTGAAAAACTGAGTCTTGATTTCCGTCGAGGATCAGCATCGAATTGCCGTTATCTTTAAAAACAAAGTCTTCCGGGTTAGTAAGTTCTGAAGGTAATATATAACTGTTACCGGTATATGTTGAACCATCAATGTTAGCAAAGGGAGAAGGCAACTCGTATTCATATATAGTGTCGGTGCTAGCGTCTAACACAAAGAACTTTGTACCGTCGCCTGCAAATCGCACAGATCTAGGCGAATTTGCCTGGACACCGACGAATTCTCTGGTTTGGTAAGAGGCTGTTGCTAGATCGTACGGAGTTCCTAGATTATATTGGTTAATTTCGTTGTCGCTTGCTCCTATGAAGTAAAGCCTTCGACCAGAATCGCCAAACTCGATACCATTTGTCTGGAAATCTTCGTTACCGAGTGAAATACTAACACTGTCGTATGCTAGCGTAGTAACATCGTACGCTGTTGACAATGAGTATTGATAGATAGTATCGTTGCCAGTGCCGTGCATATAAAATTTAGTCCCGTCGTCGTTAAACGCAATCGCTGTAGGCGACGAGTTTTGGTCGGAGAGATTAAATGATGCATTGTCATATGTAATGGAATCTACATAAGAACTGTCGATTGTTGACAGCAACGGACTCGAATCCCGTTCTACAATTTCAAATGCGCCGTTTACAGATGTAGGAGTAGAGAATTGGTAGATCTGAGACTGATCAGCTGCAACATAATAAAACGTGGTACCGTTCGAACCGGCACTAAACCCTCTTGAGAAGTTGTCAACTGACGATAAGTCTACAGAGATGTTGTCGAATGTGGCGCTAGTAACATCATAAGGCGTTGACAACGAGTATTGTAGAAGTGTTGCTCCGCTATTAAACACAAGCAGGAACATCCTCGTGCCAGTGCTGTTAAACGAAACGTCGGATAAGCCGCTTGTTTCGCTAGAAACTGAAAGCGTACTTTCATAACTAATGGTAGACAAGTCCCATGCAGTAGACAGCGTAAATTGATCAACCTTTTCTGATCCAGAGTTATCTGATGCTAGGTATAGTTTTGTGCCGTCGTTGTTCACTCCGAGGCCTCTAGTAGCTAGAGAGTTACTGTTGGGATTAAATGCGATACCGCTATAAGTTGCAGTGCTTAGATCCCAGGGCGAAGACATGTTATATTGAGTAAGAAGACTACCTGTGCCGGAATCCTTAATTGAAGTAATAATCCTAGTGCCGTCGTCGCTAACAACAATACCGGTACTGTTTCTAAAACTAGCCTCAGCAAGAGCAAGAGTATTTCCGCTATCGCTCGCGGTTGAAAGATCGAACGGTGTTGAAAGATTGTATTGTTTAGCGACGTCAGCGAAACCGAAAATTACAATGAGCACAGTGCCGTCTGGTTTAATTGCAATGTCCTGAGGCTGCCCTGTTGAAGAAACACTGAAACTTAAATTGTCGTATGCTATACTATCAATATCAGCCGGGCCTGTTTCTTCGTACGGCACAAATTGCTCTCCTGAACTAAACACAGGGTTTCCTGTAGGTTTGGTTACTAGAGAAGCAGTGTTCGAAGTAAATATTATATCGCTGTCTTGGAATGTATAATCCTGCAATCTTAGATCTGCTGAGTCCTTTTCGGCACCTACAGATATAATAGGCAGATTGTCTTTCATAACCTGTTCAGGCACCGATGACAACCCGAATGATGAGATATCTGCGGTTGTGTCAGACGGCGTAGGAGTTGAAGTGCTTACAGGGCCAAGAGTTCCTCTGTAAACAGTATCGTCATTTGGTAGTTTGTAGATAATGTTTAATCCTTCGACTACCTCGCTAACATCAGTTACAGGGCCGCTTGATAACACTAGTTCGGTAGCAGTAGTTGAGTTTTCAACAGTAAACGTACCGCCAGTACAAGTGTATCTCGCAATGTAGCTATTCCAGTCTGTTTCTGTTACTCCTTGAGATCTTATGGTTGAGATAAAAGGACCATCATTAGATGGTCCAGATCGAATACTTGTGATAGGCCCCGTAGGCGTTATGGTAGGCATTTTGTAGTCCTTAAATGTTATTAAATGTCATGATATTAGATCCGTATTAGATCCCAGCCAAATTTGCTGAATATGTCACCGGTCCAGTCGACATCACCGATAATAATCGGGTCGTCTGGAAGTAGATTCTGTTCGATCTCAAACAAGTATGCGGTATTTCCAGACCTTATTACAACTTCGCGGCCAGTGTTTGGATTAATGTAAAACCCGTTCATTAGTCCCGTAGTATTTAACGCATCTTTGTCTTCGTATTGCTGCTTAAACACGGCTGTAGTAATGTCCCACGGCGTAGCTAAGGTATATTGAAAAATATAGTTCTCTGCGTCGTTAAATACCGTCGAAATGTACATTTCGGTACCGTCTGGTTTAAAAGCTAAATGACGCTCATCACCGCCGCTATCGTCTATCGAAAAGTTCTCGTCACTACTAGTGCGACGCGCCACTCCTTCTAGGTCCCATGCTGACTGCGTGTCGTAAGCATACACTGTGCTTGTGCTCAATGAAAATAGTTTGTTTCCTGTAATATCGTAAAAGATAGCCGATCCAAAAATCTCGCCTGTTTCGCCCACCACCGAAGGAATTGAAGAAAGATCAAACGCTACTGGAACTTCTAGTTGATAGACCGTGTCGTTGTTAGTACCAACAAAATAAAGTTGCGTACCGTCGTTGTTAAATCGAATCGCAGTAGTGGTGCGTTCAACCCCTGAAACATCAAAGCTCACACCGTCGTAGGTTACTCCTGCACTAATGTCATATGGTGTTGTAAACGAATATTGATAAATTGTGTCATTGTCGCCTACAACGTAGAGTTTAGAACCGTCGTTGTTAAATGTAAAACCATACGGAGTGCCGTCTTCTGCAAATGCGTAATTACTAAATGTGAATGAAAGAGTGCTGATGTCGTATGGAGTCGACAACGTGTATTCGTTGATATCGTCGCCGCTGAGGCCTATCATAAAGAATTTTGTACCATCGTTGTTAAATTGTATAGAGTACGGATTGAAGTCTTGGTTATCAAGATCAACTGACACATTGTCGTACGATGCTGTGCTAATATCGAAAGGAGTTGACAGTGTATATTGATATAGGAAGTCAGTACCAGAGCCAGTTATGTACATCTTAGAGCCGGTGTCGTTAAACGTTACAGTTCTTGTACTGTATTCTTGTGCCGCCACTGAAAAGGATGTCTCGACACTAGCTGTAGATACATTAAATGGTGTTGACAACGAGTACTGGTATACGACGTCTCCGAGTCCTGTGATATACATTTTTGACCCAGTGTTGTTGAATTCGATACTGTAAGGTCTCAACTCTTGACTACGAATATAAAACTCTCCGGGGCCTGCATAAGAAGCAGTAGTGACGTCCCACGGGGTACTTAAATCATATCGATAAAGTCCTCTCGGGAAATCGCCGTCCTGTATAAACATTCGTGTACCGTCTGTTTTAAACTCAATGTCCGTAGGGTCACCTACCAAAGGAGCCAGATTTAAGAACTTTTCCCCTGTGTTGCTAGTAAAATCGTATTCTGTAGACAACGTTATCTGAGAAACAACAGCCTCAAACGTAGAAGAGTCAAACCCGACGAAGTAAATTTCTGTGCCGTCTGGCTTGAGTGCTATTCCTTTCTGGCCGTCGCCGCCAGTTCCGATTGAAGCAGTGATTTCGTTACCGGCAACTCGACCAATTGACCCAATGTCCCAAAGTTTCGGAAGTACAAAATCTTGCGCAGGTTCTTTTTCAAAATCAAAATTTATAGACCTAACATCTGAATTTGCAGAGAAGTTAACTTGATATTGTACAGCCCTTGCCCACTGATCTTCTATTTTAGCGTAGCTGCGACTTACAACATCGTCGTTGCCATTTTCTGGATCAAGAACCCATTCTTCACTTGTTGGGGTAGTTAGATCTGTTGCTCTACTTGGAACTACTACTCTTGACGGCGAGTAGGCAAGTGCTGGAAACTCTAAAGAGTACAACGGCGGCCCGAGTACATCATATTGTGCAACATAATCGCCGTTGTACCCGACAACAAAAATACGACTTTCGTCCGGACTAATAGCAAACCCTTGAGGCAGGCTTAACTGTCCTAGATTCATATATAGATTATCATTTGACGCAGTAGTTATATCATAAGGAGTTGATAACGATAATCTATAGACAGCGGGTGTATTCTCATCTAATAGATACAAAAGAGTACCGTCGTTGTTGAAGCGCAATGACGTATAATTAGGATCTGGCAATCCTAAGCGAGTAAGATCAACGGTTACATTGTTAAACACAAGAGTAGTGATATCCCAAGGTGTTGACATTGTAGCTTCAGAAATTGTCTGGTCGCCGTCTATAAACAGGATTACAGTACCGTCGTTGCTTGCTGCAATGCCGTTGCCAAAAGGAGCAAAGGATCTTACGTTGACGCTGTCTTGAGGTTGGGTATTACCAGTACTTGTATCGTAGGGTATTGTTAGGCTGTATCGAAGTAGCCTGTCATTGAGGTCGCCGTAACCGAATAGTTCTGTTCCGTTGTTACTAAATTGAAAGCCTTGAGGTCTAGATATACCGGATAAAGTTGTACCGTTTGTTGGACTTCCTGCTGTTGTTATATCGTAAGGTGTAGTTAAGGTGTATTCCCATAGAGAATTAGAGGAGCCGTCGAGGATAATCAGTTTTGTGCCAGTGTCGTCAAAGTTAATGTCTCTTGCAAACTCTGCTGTATTAGTAATATCTAAAATTTCAAGAGAGTCGAAGTCAACACTAGTTATACCTTCTCCAGATGAAACTACTGCATCGGCTGTTAGTCTAATCGGACTGTCAGCCGAGCCATTGTTGTAAGGAATAACTAAATCGCCAGCATTTAATCTAATCAGGTCTGACGGTTCGCCTGCTGCTCGCTGTCCTACAAATTGAGTTGTAGTCGACGAGGTAAGGGCTAAGCTCACATCTTTTGTGAGACATCGATCCGCAAAAGGTTCAAAACTCACCGACATTGTTGGCAGGCTGTCTCGAGCAACTAATGTGGGCGCTTCTGCTAGACCTAGATCAGAGATATCAGCAGTTGTGACAGTTTCGTCAAAGTCTTCTTTAGAAAATTGATATATTCTACTTTTCTGCGAACCTGCAATAAAAAATTTTGTAGCGTCGTTGTTGAAGGTTATATCTTCGGGATTGTACAGTAGGAACTCAGTACCGTTTATATCAAAACTTAGCCCGTTGTACGAAATAGTAGTCACGTCGTAAGGAGTTGATAGATCATATTCGTAGATCGTTTGGTTGTTTTGATCGGTAACGAATAACTTTGATCCGTTATTTGTAAATTCGATCGCTCTCGGATCAGTGGTTTGACTACTGAAATCAAAGCTGTTACCAGTATACGAAAGGGTGGTAATATCAAACGCTGATAGAGTATATTCAAAGATAGTGTCGCTTGTAGATCCAACCATGTAAAATTTAGTGCCGTTGTTGTTAAATGTAATCGAGTAGGGACCAACCTCTTGAGCGTCAAGGTTAAAGAAATTTCCACCGTAAGACACAGTTCCAATATCGTACGGTGTAGAAAGGTCGTACTGGAAAATAGTGTCTTGGCTTCTTCCTATCATGAATAACCTTGTGCCGTCGTTGTTAAACTTTGCAGACTCTACCGTAAATTCTTGTGTACTGAAAGAAAAGAACACATTATCGTAGGAAACAGTGGAAATATCAAAAGGCGTTGTTAAAGTGTATTGATATATTGCGTCAGAACTAGACCCACCGGCGTACATTTTAGAACCTGTGTCATTAAACAAAACAAAGTTTGGACTGTATACCCCTTGTGAAGACGTGCTGAAATTTATGCCGTCGTACACAGAGCCGGTTATATTGTTTTTTGACTGGACGTTAGAGGTAGTAAAGCCAGCTGTGCCTTTATACACTTCAGAATAGCTAGGAGTTTTTGCAATAATAGCATCTCCCTGCTGAAGAACTGCCCCGTCACGGGTTATAGAAGTTAGTTGGGTGCTCGTAGAGCTCGAATCGACGTTAAACTTTTCAGTTATACTAGTGTAACTCGGAGTGCAAGAAACCCAGCTCAACTCCTTAATTCCTTGTGTAGTAGGATTCGATATAAAAACTGCATTGTCTTTTGTTGATCTAAGAATTGTCATATTTAGTTTGCTAGGAATACACCGTCAGTGAAACCAATTTCTCCTCCAAAGTTTATTATGTTTAGTGACTCGTCTGATTGAAAATCGATTGTGCCCGGAACAATTGTAGATCTAATTGTACTACTGTCACCGAACCCAATATTCTGTATTTCAGTTAACGCAGTATTTCCTACTGAGTCGTATATTTGAGTTTCATTTGTTTCATCTAGGTCGCTAGCAACTACAGCTACGTTGCCAAGTCCTTGCGCACTCGTGGTACTGAAACCACTTATACCCGCACTTACTAAAATTTCTTCTGATGTTTCTTCTGATATTGTGTACCGTTGTGCATCACCGGAATCGTTGACCCAGTAAATAGTGTCTGCGTCATATACAGTCCAGTCTTTCACTGTACTGTTGTCCCCTCCGTCGAGTATAATAGAATTTACTGAAGTATTGCGAGCTAGTGTTCCTAGTTTAGTGTTACGACCACTTTCGTCTGTAATATCGTATGAGATATATCCGATATTAACTTCGTCGAGATTAGGATCTAGACTAGGTGTAGGCGAAGACTGATCTTCTAAGCCGGCTCTTGTAAATATTTCTTGGTTCCTTAGATCAACAAATGTAATGCTTTTTTCGCCAGTCTCGACTACAGTTGATAATCCTATAGCAACATCTACATTATGACGATACAGACGATTTGTCCCGAACGTTATATCTGGTAACTCAACTGTACGCAATACAGCACCATTACTGTTTATTTCAGAAACACTTATAGTTTCGCTACTTGCTACACCAAATACTAAAAATGTATTAAATATCTCTGGTTCGTTAAGGGTCGACGAGCCGCTAGTAGCTAAAGTGAAGCTAGTAGCTGATCCTAGTTTAGTAACCAAGTTTTGTGACAATAGTTCAGTACCGTCGGGATTCCAGATAGTAAGCGTACTGCCTGACTGTATTGCTAGATTTCCATTTTTAGCAATGCTAAACGAGATTTCTCCTGAGCCAGCGTCGATAGCCGAGTTAGTCGATCCGTCAAGATTGATGTGAGTAAACTCAGTGGTAGAACTAGCAGTTGAGTACCCAGCCCATACCCCATTGTCGTGTGCAACTATAGATTCTATTGCAACCCCGGGAAGATCAATAACAGTGAATACCGACTCAGAAGTAATGTTCGCAGCGTCTGGACCTGTAAACTTATAGACGTTGCCACCACCGTTTACAAGGTCGTTCTCAGCTACGTAAAACATGTCGCGCGGCGGACCGAGGTCTTGGACTGGAGGCGGTCTCGACGATGCTAATATACCTATTCTTACTAACGGAAGTGCCATTCTTATATTCCTATTGATTTCTAACTGTATTTAGTCAACAATCAAGAGTAATAATTTCCGTCCTGTTCTCTTAAACGATAGAAACAAGTGATAGAGTTTGTTAATCCTAGAGTTTTACCGTCAGCCATCAACATTCTTGCGAGCGCTCTATGTTGATCTCCCATCGGGTTAGAATATTGCCTCCATTCTTTGATTGTAGGGTACAACTCTTTAGTTCTGTATACAGCCACACCATGGAAGCGGTTATGATGTTGGTTAAAGAGCAGTTGTGCAGATTCCTGTATACTGAGATCGGGAACTTCACTTCGAATCGGGTATTGAAGTCCAGCAAATCCGGCTGCTTTCGGTTTTTTATCTAGCAGCTTCATTAGAAAAGTAAAACAACCAGGGACTACTAAGTCGTCGTCGTCTATGTGCCCTACAAACTCGTAGCCGTTCTTAAGAGCGTAGTCGTATCCTTTTGCATAACCTTCTGCTAATTCAGATATAGTTGCAACAGGATCTAGTCTTAAAAGATCAAACTCGACTAGATCCTGTTGAATACTAAGTTCAAGTGCTTGTTGTACTCTTTCTCGCCCCGAAGAGTATAAACTAATTATTAATCCTCGTTTCATACTTTAGACCTGTACCTCTACTAGTGAATTGAGCGGCCATGTCATTAACGCACCGTCTTTGCATAGTCTTAGGTCATGAACACAAACTTCAAGACTGTAAGGCACATCAACTGCAAAAGTGTTAAATGCGCCAGGGTTGTCAAATGTTACAGCGAAGACTTGATAACTTGGCGGATTTACAAAAGTAGTAGATGCATCAGATACTCTATCTAATGTAATAATGTCGGTTGCTACTTGTACAGGAGCTCCACGTGTTGAGAAGTTATCCGGCTGTTGAAAGTAAAGATACCAGTTAAAGTCAGTTGGCTGTGTTCCTGGCTCTCCTCCTGCAAAACTAAGATCCGAGAAAGAAAAGTATATTACAATCTGATCTGGAACAAACGTACTGTCAGTAGTCCAGTACTCATAACCTTGATCATCTGTTAACACGCTAAGAAATAACTCTGCTGCAACTGTCGCTTGAGATGCACTACCGGCACAAGCAATCCACGGCGGGCTGTTATCAGCGTTGACAGCTACAAATTGCCAAGTGTCGCCGCCTATTTCGGGAATACCACGTGGGGCTGAGCTAACAAATCCGTATTGAGAGCTTTCGCCAAAGTCGCCTCCGTTTGCAAATCTAAATATCGGCAAAGTACCTGTAAACATGTCTGCGCCCATTGCAATTGAGACGGATTTATCTGCATATTGGTCGGCACCTAATGTTTCCCAGTCAGCTTGCCGATGTCAGCCAATGGCTGACAAGTCGCCATATAAGTCCCATTCGTTAGCGCCTATCTTGGTTATAGTCATTGCACTGTACACTGTTCGAGTTTGTAGGAAACCTTGTGTACTGTTAACTGTAACACCGTCGCCCGGCTCAATAACAACTCTGCCTGCTCCGGTCTGTATAAATGTAACTGTTGAGCCAACAGGAATATTTGCTGTTATATCCAGTGGCACTGTTACAAGTACGTTACCCTCGCTTGCTACTCGATAGTAAACTCCGGGACTTGTGCTGTTTATGTCAAAGTTAGCAGTTCTAGTCCTAATAGTTAGGCCGGCACCGCCACCTTCGGCACCGCCACCTAGCATGTTCACCCATGTAGAACCGTCAAACCCTTGTAATTCTGCACCGTTACCGCCGGCGTCTGCAACAAACGCTATTTCGCCGCCTGTAGGACTAGGTATAACATCATCTCTTGCAGTATTAGTAGCAAACGCATTAAGATTGACATAATCAGCTACTACTAGTCCGCCATAGACATCGCCGTTTAGACGGTCGTTTACAGCGTCGACTAAGAGCGTACTACTAGAGCCAATAACGCTGCCGTCGAGGTCGCCAGTAAAGATGTTGGTGTTGTGATTGACCATAACTGCGCCAGTGTCGTCAAGTATGTTACCCTTGAACTTAACACCGTCAGTGGTAGCTTCCCAACGATTGAACGTAGGCGGGTCAGCAAACGGATCACCTTCTTTGAAAATTATCAGATCACCCTCTTCGGCACCAGTTGCTTCTACGTCACCTATGTCATTTAAGAAATCAACTTGAGTAAGACCGCCGCTGCCCTGTGACGGTGGCGAGTTAACGTCGAATGTGCCCAAGTGCTTTGCAAAAACAGTCTTGCCGCCGTCGTATGACCAGAATTCAAAGACGTCAACTTTTATATCATCAGGTATAGTACTGTCGACGTAAAGGTCGCTTGACCCTATTCTAGTATAAAGAGTAGTTGGGTTATACTGCTCGTTATTAGCCGGCGGCAGCCAAGCAAAACTAGGCCCTTTCTTGATTTCGTTTTCGCCAGCAGTTGAGAAACTTACATCATAAGGAAGAGGTGCAAATCGAACCCCGCCAGGCTCCCCTGGTCTTAGCTCTACTATGATACTAGCGTAGTTTTGGTTATCAGCAAGGTTATCAGTACTTCCTGGCCAGTTAATAAAGACCAAGTCAACGTCGTCGTTTACAGAATAAGCAAAGTAACGACCTTCTCTACAGTCAACGTAATGGATATCTGGATTCTGATTATAAAGCCTCCAGAAGTTAGTATCTGTAGGCAGGTTGCCTAAAGGAACACTTCTCTTTGCTTTGTAGGTGTTACCAGCGTATTCTACAATGTCGTTGGTATCGTACGGAATGTTTGGATTCCAAGCACCGAGGGTGTTTTCTTCGTCGTCAGTATCTGGTATATTTCTTAGGCCTTCGCCTGTTGCTACTTGGTAAGAGACATTTTTAAGATTTGCCCCTTCGATAGTGTTTCCTGCAAACTTGTTTTCTGAGTCTTTTCGAGCCGAGTTTTCTAATAGATCAGATACTTCTTCGCTCGCAGTGCTCAAGCTCTTTTTGATTATATCGAAATTATCTCTAAAGCCTTGACTATTGTTGTCTTGACCAGCAACCGGATACGATTCGTCAATGGTTATAAATTCTATTCTGCTAGACATTGCTTTTCCTTTAAGTTAAACATATTTATCGTTATTATTCGTTAAACTGATAGTTAGCAAACAGTATGTATTGGTCTTCTTGATTGTTTAAGCTACCGCTAAGAACGTATCGATCAAGATCTAAGTCAAGATTGTTAAAATCGAACTCATCATTTTCCAGGGCATTTTGAACATTAAGCAAGACGTCTTCGCCTCTTCCGGACTTGCAATATACTAATGGGATGGCCATAACATAACCGAGTTCCTTCAACGACCCGCCTTGACCAGTACGCATCCACAGTGGCATATAGTCTCTTTCTATTTTAGCAGAGACTTGTTCTGTGTTACCGTTAACAGTCTCTGGTACAGTAATCTTTTCAATCTCTTTGCGCATGTTAGTAATATTTGAGATATATCTTAAAGAGTCGTTATTCTGATTAATCACAACAGCATCGTTGTCTGCTTTGATAGTATTGTTAGATAACTTATTATGCAGTCTACGAGGTTCGCTGTTAGCAAAGTCCGAATTGTAAGGAACGTCCATCGAATCGTATGCGCTGCTGTCTGCTGTTATCCCTTGTTTGTTTTTAATGCCAAATCTTTGCTGGGTTTCATCTGATTCAGGATTTGCTGGGTCAATAACTTCGACGTAGATCAATTCGTATACAATTTCGTTAGTGCCAGGGCGTTTTGCAACAGCACGTTTAACATCGCCCAGATTGTAGCGTTTCCTCTTGTGATTTTTTGCTGCGGCAGCAACGTACTTGTCGACGTTTGCGCGTTCTATTCCAGCGTAGGCTAGAATCTTAATACTTGTCTGGGTACCAAAGTTTGGGTCATTTAGCCTATAAATATCTTTTGGAGGAAAAACTTCTGGGTTCCCGACAAAATTTCTATACGCACTTCTTTTTTCAGGACGCTGATACGGTTGCAAATACAGATTACTATATACAGCACCTTCGGGTTTAACTACCGTTACTGTAAATTCTCTTCGTGATGCACTGAATCTAAACCTGTCCGCTGCTTCTACAGTAAATGTAAAGTCTCCTGTTATATCAGGACTTGCTTTACCGATAAGTTCCCCTCTATAAGAAAGATGTAACCCCTCAGGTAAAGATCCGCTGATTAAGGTATACAGCATTCTTGAGTCAGGAACTGTTGTATTTGCTTTTACCTGCAACGTTGAAATAAGTCCCGCACTCAACGTGCCTAAATCCTTTGGAGTAACCCAAGTAATGATGCTATCTATTTCACCTAGTGTCTTAATGGTAAACGTTCTAGTAGTACTAGGAAACTCACCAAATTCAAGTCCGCCAGATTGCCTAGTAGCAAGAACCGTAAACTTGTATTCTCTGGTTACCGCAGGTTGCCCAGGAACATAACCTACTACTTCTCCAGAGACTGAATCTAGTTCAGTTCCAGGTGGCAACTCACTTAGACTACCGTCTGGATTAAAGTCTTCTAGACTATATGAAACTACGCCAGATAAGGTATTAGTTCTTAGAGTGTCTAAATAGATTGTTGTGTAATTGTCTGCACGAATAAAACCTAGATTAGGCGGAGTAATCCATATAGGCTTTCTAATAAAAGTAAAGTCAGCAGTAAAAACCCCACCAAGTTGTTCTGCGAGTTCATCAGGATCAATTTCGGCTGTACTATCTTCTTCGAAAGCAGCATCTTCTATATCTTCTTTTAAGTCCTTAATGAAATCGTCACCTACTACGTAGATTTGAAACGTTCTACGCACAGGGTCTGAAACTTTGTCTGCTACGGTTACTGCGAATTCGTAATAACGATTTAGCTTCTTTGGAAGATTATTAGGTAACGCAAAGCCAAACGGTTGACTATCATAAAAGAAACTGCCAAAGCCACTAGTAGTTGGAATCACAAAATCCATTGGATACGTGTCGTAGTCAACAGTGTCATAACCTCCTCTACTAGCAATTTTATCTAGAGCAAGTAACGGTTCAACTACACCTTGTAATCTGCCGTCTTCAGTAAGTGTAATACCAGGCGGCAGAACTCCTCTACCAGGCTCGATATAAAAGATAAGTTCGTCGCCTGCAAATAGATCAGAATCTTCTACTACAAGTTGATAGTCTATTACTTCGTTGTCGAGTATAAAGAGTTGGTCTCTTGGGCCTACAGGGAGTAGACCTGGATCAGTAATCCATTCTGGTTCGTCGGGTCCTGTTACTCTTAATCTAAGCGTTCTGTCTTGTAGTTCACCATTTTTTACAGCTCGCAGTACAAATATGTATTCTTCTTCTTGTAGCACTTCGGCAGGTGTGCCGACTAGATTAGTACCATCTATACTTACACCTTCTGGCAAACGTCCGCTAATTAGTGTTACAGTTACATCCTGTGTAGTTTTTAATGGCAGAGGGAGACCTCCGCTGATTTCTTCTTGTTCAGCAAGAATGTCTATTAGATAATTGTTAGGTTGATTCCAAAGATTCGCCATATAGTTTCCTTATACAGCTATTTATCGGATTTTGTTAAACCAAGCCTTGGTCTAAATTTATATTGATAGGGCTACTGATAGTGCCGAGGTCGACCCCAACCGCTTCTATAAGGTATTCGTAAAAACTAGTAACGTTTTGGTTAAAATCACCAAAGTCAAGATCTGTAAAGAAGTTGTTTATATCAGTAGTGCTAGCGTTCTCAACAGTGCCGATTAACTTGCCTCGGAAAGTGCCACCGATAAAATCAGTTGCAGTTACAGAATTTACTCCGATGATACTATTACCGTCAGCATCTAATTGACCGCCTAGTGTCGGCGAAGTGTCTTCAACTAATTCAGAAACAAAATCGTTAGTTAGAACAATGTCGTTGCCGACAACACTAGTAGTAATGCCATCGCCGCCGAGTAGCCTAACGTTGTTGCCTGTAGTTAATGTGTAAGTGCCTGAGTCGGTTACAAAGTCAGTTGTTGTAAGTGCAGTAGGTGCGCTTATTCTTATTTCGTTATTGCCTGTGGCTGTAAGAGTAACGTTATCGCCTGCAAGTAAACTTTTAAACAATACATCGTTGTTACTTGAGTCACTGTCGCCGTCTTCTATGCGTTCTACAAATAAACCTTCACCTGATCCACCGTTGACAACATCAAAGGTGTCGCCGATACGAAAATCAACATCGTTAAACTTTTGGTTTATTTTTCTAAATGCAACACGGAGCTCATCGCCTGTTCCGTCGTTTGCAATGTTGCCAATGTTAATAAGATCATGTGAAGACATATTATGCAGTATCTCCAGTTACTAACCATTCTGAAGTAGATAGTTTAACAGCTCTTACGCTACCAAATCCTGGTATTGACGGCGCGCCAGCCGCTTTGCTTACTACCTGGCTAGCTGTTCCGTCAATTGTTATAGGATTAGTTCCGTCCATGTTTGCAATTTCAACATATCCGCCTACTGGAATTGCTGTACCAGCAGCGTCTGGCAATGTAACTGTGACAACACCTGCGTCTCTAAAGGTTAGTACTTTACCTAGGTCAGTTGCAGCAACAGTGTACGTAGTACCTGCAACATCATCAACTGTTTTAGTAGTACCACTAACGTTAGTCCAGAACGTACCGTTGTATACTTGGAATTCGTCTGCATCAGCTACAAATACAACTTGTCCTGCTGTAGGAGTAGTAATCGCTGCATCTCTTGCTGCATCGTCTGCGTAAGGCTTTAGGTTAAGCTGACTTGTGCTGACAATATCGTTATCAACTTCGCCGACAATAAGCCCGTTTACACCATCTACTAACAATGCGCTATCGTCGCCGAACACTGAACCAGTAAGATCTCCGTCGACTGTGTTATCTGAACTGAACTCCTTCCATACACCATCAAGATAGATAACAACTTGCTGGACTCCTGTTCCTAATGGATTCCATCCCGTTCCGTCGGCAATTGCAATGGAACCGTTTTGGGGAGAAGTCGGAGCAGTGTCAAGTACTGCTAGCTTAGCATAACCGTTAACGTCAAGCGTTGCAGACGCGTTCTCTTGGTTAACTGCAAGGCGTCCTAAGCTGTCAAATGACATAGAAACAGGATTGTTGCCTTCTTCAGCCGCTTGGTTCAAGAAAATGTACTTTGTCGGAATGTGCGTACTTGTTAAGGTGCCCGCAGGGTCGGCTTGTACGCCCATTGCGTTAGCCACTTCGGTTTGCGTACTAGTCTGTAACCCGCCCCAGCTAATAACACCAAGTACGTCTCCGCTAGCAATATCTCCTCCGTCTCTAATCGATTCAAATACTAGCCTTCCCCAGTTGTCTGCTGCCGACAGGAATTCGCCTGCTGTTGTGCTAGCCGGTTTCATCTCGACGACCATTTGAGACTGACTGTTAGCAAGTAACGAGCGTATGCGTAAAGCGTCAAGTTCGCTTTCAATAACTTCGGTAGTTACTAATGGCGCAGATAGTTCGTTTGCAGATACTGATTTCAATATCGGATCAATGATTACAGTTGAATCGTCAGCAAGCACCTCTCCCTGGAATGTACCTTCAATGCTTGCTGCAATAACACTCCCAACTGTCAAAGTGCTTGTGAATGAGTCGTAAAATACCGAACTATCACCGCCGTATATAATATCGACAAGCAAGTCTGGAATTACAGCGGATCCAGCCAGCATATCAATATCTATAGAGCCGCCGGAGATTGAGTCAGTAAATAGGTTGGTAACAAGGGCGTTATCAAAGTACCCAGCTATCCATTTAAAGTCCTCGGTACCGAGTGTATAAGTGCCGTCTTGACCCGGAGACAGGTTGCTGTTTATTGAGCCTGAAACAGTTAAGTCGTCGATGCTTAGGTTGGCAGAGGAAATTGTTTCAACGTCGATGTCCTGAAAATAACCAGTAGCCCATCTAAAAGACGGCGAACCGATGTTATAAAGAGCATCTGACTGAGGCGTTAGATTACTGTTTATTGCACCTTCTAAACTAACGTTATCTTCTGTGCTATCACCTAGGCTTATATTTCCAGTCGCGGTTATAGTACCGTCGATGTTAATATTACCAATGCCGACTATGTTATTGTTGTTTAAGTTTAAATTATTGTCAAGGGATATAGCTGATACGGTGCTAGATCTTATTGTATCTGTGCTTACAATCGATGATGTAAGTGTACCGCTAGTGTCAATGTCACCGGTAATATCTATATTACCAGTGCCAATTACGTTGTAAGTGTTTAGGTCAAGGTCGCCGCCTAGTGTTGGGTCTGTATCTGTTACGATAGACGTGCCGCCACCAACGCCTCCACCAATAAGAGTGCCGCCAGCACTTACACCGTCGCCGACGTATACTAATTTAGTATCTGTAGTGTATATTAGTTCGCCGACTGCTGGTATAATGTTCTGGCGATCTGGATCTGATCCGCGTCTTAACTGTAAGGCCATTACTTGTAACTCCTAATATGAATGTTACAAGTATTTATCCAAGTTTTAGAATTAGCAGACTACTTCTTACGCTTCATGAAGGTCTTTGTTTTTGAAGTAATGTCCTCTTTTACTTTTTCGACGTCAAGTATAAAGTTAACACCTTCAATAACATCCTCGTACTCTTCAAACAAGTCTTCGAGGCTGTCCTCTAATTCTTGTGCTTCTGCGTCGCTGGTTTCTTCACCAGCTTTTTCGATTTCAATAGACCACGTATTTCCATCGGTAAAAGTTACTTCAACAGAGCTGATATACTCGACGGGAACATATTTGATTTCAATCTCGTCAAGTATACCTGGCCAGGTGTCTTCGCCCTTAGGAGTTTCAGACTCAGCCATTCGTAGTAGCTTTCTTTGATCCCGAAGTAGTTGGTTTCGTGGTCTTAGAAGTCGCTTTTGGTTTCGCAGTTGTAGTCTTTGCCGCTGGTTTTGCCTTAGGCGTTGGTGATAGCTGCTCGGCTTGGTCTCTTAAGGAGTTAGCTTCAGCCTCCATTGCGTCCGCTTGTGTACGATAGTCGTTAGCTAATTTTTCGTCAGTTAACAATCCGGCGTCTTCTGCGTATGCTGCTGCTGGGTCTGTTTGCGGCGGAACCATTTCTGTTGCCGCATCTGGATTTTCGGATAGATGCCTTGCCTTCTCTTCTTGGCTATTAATGCCTAGCGAGAGATCGTGCACAGTAATACCACGCTGTTCAGCAATCATCTCATTAAGTTTGGCCAGGTTAATGCTAGTTTGTTGATTTGGAATCATCTCAATGTCTTTGGTTGCAGTTTTTACTAGCTTGCCTTGTGTGTGGAATGCTTGAAGCATGTTCCGGCCGTCCGGCAACGTAGTGCGCTGCATTGCTTCTGCTAGTTCGTGTGCTGTTTGTCCAGCATTGCTTTCAACAAGGCGCATTAGTGTGTCGTGTTGATCAGCATCTAGTGACTCGCTGTTTACAACCAAGCAATATTCAGGTGCTTGTGGAACTATTCGATATGCAACTACGCATCTTTTTCTGCTGGTTACGTGTCTGCCCACGTGTTTTAGATCTGGCATATTATTCCCCTTTTGGAGTTTCTACTGCGGGCGCATCTGTATTGCCTGCACCGGCTTCTTTCTGCGCTTCTTGCTGACGAGTAATCTCGTTTAAGAAAGCGTCGAGTTTGTTGTATGTCTGCCCAACTGTAGCCATCTCGCCTGGCTTAAAGGCTCCACGCTGACACGCAACGTCAATAATTGACTTTAACGAAGCAAGGTCTTGTACTGAAAGGTCAGGTGCTTGTTCTTGTGTTTGTTCTTCGGCCATTAAATGTGTCTCCTTGTATAATTATATATGCCGTTGTACTTAGCGGTATTTCAAATATGGACAGGCCAAAACGAAATAGCTGACTTCTTTGGGATCCTCGAAGCCAACCTTAACGACACTGTTAACGGAGTTGTGTTGCAGATCAATGCCTATGCCTACGTAAAACTTGCCTTTGCAGTTTTCGTAGATCCACCTGACAATACTGTCGTGAGTATTGTAGACAACGGGCATCGAAACACATTCGAAGCTGGGAGGCAGCAAGTCCACTTGCCGCGTTCCCAGTAAGTTGAGGTAATTTGGTGCTTTCTTTATCATTCTGATAGTTCGTAGTGTGCTGTTTGGCCAAACGGCGCTTCCAGGTTCTTGTCACGGTTCGAGTGAATAACAAACACTGTGTCGCAGTAGTCTTCGTCGCCCCAGCTATTCCATGCGTAACCATCGGTAAACATGATGAATTTCTTGGGCTGTATATCATTTTCTTTCATGTAATCCCAGTTGGCCATAAACTCAGTACCGCCACCACCTTTGATTTCGTAGTCGGTAAGCTCTTCGCCACCGTCTGCACTAAAGTCTTGTTCGCCGTAAACGGCAGTGTCAAAGCACCATACCTTGATACGATAGTCTTTGTACTCGTCCATGATACCTTTAATTTCACTTAAGAAGTCACGTGCTTGACTTTCGCCAATTGACCCAGACATATCAAGTGCAACACAGATATCAATTGTTTCGTCAAAGTCCATGCCTGGCAGTATAGCACCAGTCATCTGGCCTTTTCTGCTTGGTCGAGCAAACGTAAAGTCGCTGCGTATAGTGCTCTGGATCTGCTGACGTAGAAGTTCGCGCCAGTTCATCTTAGGCTCAGTAAGCTCTTTGATCATACGAGCTACGCCCGCCGGCACATTACCAGCGCCTGCGCTCTGTGCAGCACTCAGCATGCTCTCTTTGACTTCGTCTTTAATCTGACGCTGCTCTTCTTCGCTGAGCTTGCCCGGCTTGTTACTAACACGATTACCGTTCTTGTCAGTAGATTCCTCTCCTTCTTCTCCGTTGCCGTTGTCAGAGTCCCAGTCAACGTGTTCGTCTAGCATCTCACCCATCTCTTCAAGCTCGTCTTCGGCTTTCTTGAGCAAGTCGTCGTAAACGTCTTCTGAAGTCCAACCTTCGTATTTGAAGTCCTGGTAGCAGTCAACAATCTTAGGCTTCTCGCCGATGCGATCACGTACCAACGTGTTATTTACAATATAGTCTGCCGCGATGTTGTACAGCATCGGATGACGTTCACCGCGCCGACCCAAGTGATCAAATACGCAGTGCAGAATCTCGTGAGCAATAACAAACTCAATTTCTTTGTTTGACATTGCGTTAAAGAACTGCGAGTTGAAGTATAGATTACGCCCGTCAACAGCCGCAGTCGGCAGCCAGTCGTCCGCAGCCAAGATTCGTAAACGCGTCGCCATGTTGCCGAAGAACGGGTGACGAAGCAACAGACCTACTCGCGCGATAATAATGCGATCGAATACTTCGTGACGCATAGCAGTCAGCGCATCTTCAGTAATGTCCGGATTCGGCTGCCATTTTGACTTGCCCATGCTGCTGTCATTCTTGCTCATAATAAACCTCTTTATCTAATTTGTCTATACAGTATAGCACCTGACTGCTACTCTGTCAACGATTAAACCAACCGCAATGCCCTGTATATGCCGGCTTCGGTTGCTCAACGTATTTAACAGTGCTGTTGTTGATGTCAACAGTACAATGGATGTGAGGACTAAAACCATACGCACCCTTGCTGCCACATTCAGTAATTACAACACCACTTTCGGGCGTGTCGTACAGTTTAGTGTCGGCCGGAAGTTCAAGACTCTTGACGTTCATCTTCGACTTCATAACCTCGATGCTAAGGTCGTTGTCGCGCCATTGAAACCCGTAGTCTTCGCATGAATGATAAACATGAACAGTCTTGTCGGTGTAGTTAACAGCTTGTCCGTTACATCCTTCTGGATCGTAGTCGTCGTCTTGAGTACATTTAAACGCGCCTAGGTATCTGTAGATGCGGTCAAAAGAACCAACGAATGGAACACCGACTTCGATCTGTGTTGACTGCTTGGTCTTGGGCTTTTGTGCTTGATTGAATGCTTTTTCAAATTCAGCAAACGATTTGCCCTCGCGCGGAACAAAGTAGTAGTTCGCTCCTGCAAACCTAAACGCCATAGGTGTTTCGATAACACCGTTAGCAATCTCACCTTCGATTAGGGTTTCGATCAACCCGTCTGTGCGAAAGTCAAACAGTAGGTAACAGTCTCTTTCTGCGTTGTACACAAGCGCCTGCGGAATCTTGGCACTCTGTCCACGACTGTCGACTGAGTTGTGCACCAGGCTGAAGGGGAAATAGTTCTTCATAGTCACTTCGAACCCTACTACTTCTATCACGTCACGCCGGCCTCCTGGCCCTGCTTTGTAAGCAGTTGCCCAACGTCTTGGATTGTCTGCGTCATAGTGAGTAAGTCTAGGCCAGCTTGCATAAACGTTCTTGCCTTTGACTTGATCTGCTTCAGGCTCGCCGCTACAGTAAAAGATGATTTCGTTACAAGATTTAGTCATATTGACCTCTTTCAAAAAAATAGCGCAGTTTTTACGCTGCGCCGTTTACATCATACGCCTTGTGCAGCTTTGATGTACTTACCGTACTTGTCGTTCCACTCATCGAAGCACTCCATTGCGTCTGGATCAATTGGCAGATTGTACTGTGTTAGTGCCAACTTGATGCCCATTACTACCAGCTCAGTTTCGAAGTTGTCCATTGAGAATCGCAAGAAGTTGTTGGCCTTGTCGTCGAACTTCTTATCGTTCTTGTCACTGGCTTCTTTTAGCTCGTAACACAATGCAACAGTCAGCGAGTACATTGCGCTGATTTCTTTTGACTCCATATTCTTAACCTTGCCTTCAAGAATGTCAGCAGGGTTAGGCATGCTTGCAGCAACTCGACGGTGTGCCATAAACTTAACAGCCAGGCCTTCGCCGATTGAACCACTAACCAGGTCGGTAGTAGTAGCGTCGTCAATGTCGTCTTCGATCAGTTCTGACACAAACGTCCATGAACGCGGGGTAGCGAAAGAGCGGCTTGAGCTCTTAGGATCGAAGTCGTACAGGTCTTTCTTCGCGAAGGTCAAGTAACCGACAACGTCTTGGTGGATGCTGTTGTCAACAGCCCACTGGAACCAGTCGTCAAAGCTGACCTGCATTTCCAAGTGAACGAAACGGTTTGCCAACGGCGCCGGCATACGATAAGTTACACCCTTGTCGCTTTCGCGGTTACCAGCAGCAACAATCATCACGTTGTCTGGTAGCTTGTACTCGCCTACGCGGCGATTAAGAATAAGCTGATAAGCAGCCGCTTGCACCGCTGGTGCTGCGCTGTTCATCTCATCCAAGAACAGGATGATGTGTTCGTGTTGATCTGCCATTTCTTGGTCCGGCAGTTCGCTCGGCGCGCCCCACACCATCTTGCCCACGGTTGGGTCAAAGTAAGGAATACCTTTGATGTCGGTTGGGTCCCAAAGGCTTAGACGAATGTCAATTACCTTGGCTCGCATTTTGCCAGCAATCTGCTCAACAATTTCACTCTTGCCAATGCCCGGCGGCCCCCATAGGAAGATAGGACGCTGCTTCTTGATAGCATGAGTAATACTGCGTTTTGCACTGTTCGGGCTGACTGTACGTGCTTGAGTTTCTGTTGCCACTTTGTGTTACCTCTGTCTTGTTGGAATGCTTGTTAGTTTCGTCTACGTTTTATCTAACGTGTCTATATATAATAGCATCATTACAGATTCTGTCAACACTTTTTTTTAGAAAATTAATCTTTTTGTGTAGGACGTTTCATCGCCTTGATATAACCATACTTGCGAACGTCACCTGAGAACAACGTGAGCTCGATTGCCTTCCGTTCGTTTAGCACAAGGATGGACTTTTTTGTTAGGTAGTAAGGACAGTCTATGAATTTGTCTAGATAAACAATGACTTGTGCGGTAATTGGCATTTCTTCAGGGTATGGAATTTCGTATGTCTTGAGATCCAGTTCCTGGACAACTTCTAGACCGCGGTCAGTAAGCCTCATTCCGCACTTGTCTTTGTTCCGAATGTTCATCCACCACGAGTGCATATACTGTTTAACTGTGCTCGGATCTGTGCTCTTACCGAGTTCGTTTAGGAAAACTCTAGTATAGGTTTCTTTCCAGTTCATTCTTTCGTAACCACTTCGCCGTCCGTGAGCTTGCGCACATCAAATTCAGTCGTGTTGAACATCTGGTTTAGTTTTTTAGCGAGGTTGTGTGCATGGCCTTCATTTGAGAAGCTGGTTTTCTTATACTTAGGGCCGGGAAAGTTAGTAAGTGCGTTAGAGCTTTTTAAATTAAAAGGCTGCCCTTGGTAAAAGACAGCCCATATTGCGTTTGCAGCTAGGACCTGTTCGCTTCTATAAGTCTTTTTGTCTATGTTTTCTAATAATATAGTGGGTGCTGGTCTGCTCATTTGCGTAATCCTTAGTTAACTACGCATATATTTATCTCTTTTGCACCGTTACCAGTTGTTGCCGCCGTCTAATCTTACTTCGATCTGTTCTTCACCTGAACTAGCGTTGTCTGTAATCAGCTTTTCAAGGTCGCCTTCGAGTCTGCTCATTACAATCCCTAGGGTAAATGCCAAGTTCTTGGCCTGTTCTACTGTAAGACGGACTTCGCGTTGCTTGCTAGCATCTGCTGTTTTTACCTGCTGTAGAAACTGCTGAATAGGAATTGTGTTTAGTGGTTCATTTTTCGGCACTTGACAGCTCCTGTCTCATAGTTACCGCATCTTTAAACGGGCCTTTGAAGTTGTAACGTTCGAGTGTGATTAGCTTTGGACAAAACGATTTAACCCAACCTTTGTCAAATCGGATGATATAGTACCCGGCGCAGTATAGACTACTGCTCTTTACGCTTTTAGTAAACAAAGGTAATCCTTGTTTTACATTAAGCATTGCATTGTAAGGAGTGGTTGACACAGGGTACCCATGCACAATCTTTTCAACTTCGATTCCGGCATCTTCGTTTCTTTCGAATACGGTCTTGCCCAACTTGCGTTCAAGCTGCTTTTTGTTGTCAAAGTACTTTACGCCGTTTTTGTCGCTGAACATAAATCGATCGTCGTCTACTCTTATTGTTCCGATGTTGTTGCCATCACGCTCGACGATCCAAAACTTGTCTTTAATAATTGGTTTTGCTTTTGTTATCATTAATCTACATACTCCTCGTCTTCTTCTTCATCTTCTATATAGAAGATATCACCATGTAGTCCACTGACTATTTGGTTATTCTTGCCTATTACTACGTAGTGTCCGGGCATGTTGTGGATTTCAGATAAGATCGTACAAATCTTGTACTTCTCGCGCCCGTTAAACCCCAACATTGCTAGGTAGTTCTTCTGGTACTGTGCTTCAAAGTCTTCAACGTTGAGGATCACTGACACAGCAATGCCCTTGCTAGCAGCATCGACTAGTTCTTGTTGGGTCTCAAATGCTAGTAGCTTCATTGTGTGTACCTTGCGTTGAGTGGTTCTGCGTACTGCTGTGCCTGATCTGCAATTCTCTGCATATCCCACTTGGCACAGAACTTCATTAGTCGTAGTCCGACCTGACTTACGGTTTTTGTTTCGATGTTATTTACCGTCTCGTCGATAATTGCACGAATGTCTGCAGGCTGTGCACTCAGGTCGCACAATGTGACGTTACGATTGTAGTCGTCTACTACACGATGTTCTTTGCCTTCGTGATCAGTCCAGCGTTGCAGCATCATATTATTCCAGTTGAAGCCTTTGTTGTTCTTATCGTCAAACGCCTCTGCTAGACCAACCTTGTTTTTAGTGCCTTTCTTGCGCACGCCTGGGTATGCAGAGAATACGTTATCGCTTGTGTCACCGCGCATACACTTTTCAAACAGTTGCCATTCAGGATGCGGAGCAGGCTTTGGAGCCTGTGTCTTCTTTTCGATAACTTCCTTGCCTTTGTCGTCAAAGTAGCCGTCGATAGTGATGGTCATATTAGCAACACCGTTGTATTGCTTGACGTTAGGTGCAATAAGCTGAGCAAAATCGCCGTCTGTTGAGATAATAATGTGATTGTCGTCCGGATGATTTTGAATAAAGCCAGCGATCAGGTCGTCGGCCTCTAACTGCGGGTCGCGTAATACGGTACAGTTGGTCTTTTCTTTGATGAAGTTAGTAAATTCTTCGTAGATTTCCCAAAACGCTTGGTCTTCCTCTTGCTCGCGCTCGGTCATTGCCGCTTTTACTTCTTTGCGATTGCGTTTGTAGGGTGCGTAGAAGTCTTTGCGCCAGCTACGGCCTTCTAGGTTGAAGACAACATGGTCTGCATTAAAGTCAGTCCATGCCTTCTTGATAGAGTTAAGGGTGATGTGCAAGGCCATGCCAACTTTTGTGTCAACATCTCCGCGAACAACATGTCGTGCGCGGAAAAAAACATTTGCGGTGTCGACTAGTATGTAAGTTTTATTCATTGAAAGTCCTATTGATTTGTCAGGTTATACGTAATTATAGCATCTTTTGCTGCAAAGTCAAGAACTTTATACACTACTCCAGCGCATAAGCATTAGAGTACGGTGCTTTTCTTCCTCGAAAACGATATAATCTTCTTCTATACGATATCCTGTATCAAATGTATCTATAAGCCATTTGACGATTTCAATCTGTCGAGCTTGTGTACAATCGTTACAGACAACAAGATACTTAGTGCCTGTAGAAAGCTCAACATCTTCGGCTACAAGTTTATTGTTCAGCAACGGCATCCAGTCATCGTATGATTCTACGGTCCATGTTGCTTTTAGTTTTCTAGTAGGAGCGTTAACTGTTGTCTTTTTTATTTTCATTAGTCTTGCATATTGTCAAGTTCATCTTTCTTCATCCACGGAAACGTTTCTGTAAACAACTCCGGGCGCGTTAGTGCGAACCACCACAGTCGAATGTGATTGATTCTATTACTTGAGTCAGCAGGTGCATTTTTTGTCCTCGCAAATTGAACCAAGGTAATTAGGCCAATTGCTGTTGCAAATATTCCTGCTATTACTAGTAATGCAATTAATACCTTTACTAAAAACAAAATTATCGCTGTCATGATACCTCCGAACGGCTGTTGCCCAGTGATTCGACGTTGATATAGCCTGCTGCTCTGCTCTGCGGATCAACACCTTCTTCTGAAAGCATTTGGCTCACAATATCACGGAACCAACGGTCTACTACTTCTTCTTCAGGGTCGGCTTCCTCGCCGTATCCTGCTTGTTTTAATGATACAATAAACTCGTTGTTCCAGTCAAGCTCAAAAAACCCGTTACGGATATTATCTTCGTTAACGTGGGTTTCGATAACATCTACCCAAGGCTCGCCTTTCTTTGTTGCTCGGTCCTTGGGCGACATTTTAGCAAGCTCGCGGTCTTCTTTAACACGAGCTGCTTCTGCTGCTTCTTTAGCTTCTAGCTCGGCAACTTCCTTGCGTTTCTTTGCTGCTGCTTTTTCATACTCTAGGTGTTCTTTTCTAGCTAGCTCAAGACGAGCCTCTTCTTCTGCTCTTGCTCGTTCGATTTTTTCAATGCCTGTAATCTTTTTCCAAATTCCCATAATAGCTCCTTAATGTGCGTATTTATGTGCCCCAATGTACTATTAAACCGTACCCTGCGTCTTTAATTTTGTTTTCGTAGTAAATCGTTTCATAATTTTCTCCTAGTTGTGTACTTACGTACCCCACCGGTTTCCAAAAAGCGCCACATGAAGTCTTGGAGAGAATCTCCAGCCCTGCTGCATTGCAATTTCTGCAACCTTAGGTTCGTTTATTTCATATTCTTCGCTGCGACCGCCTAGTGGCATCAGGTACACCGGACATTCCACGCCTGCTAATCTGTATTCCGCCACAGCTTTATGTACTTCTTCAACGTCGATCTGGTCTGCTACAACAAACTTTAGATACATATCGCTGTTAGGTAGACTGTACTTGTATGTTGCAACTACTTCTGGCTTGATCGCTTGTGCCCACTCTTCGCCGCTTACTGTTAGTTTAGGCGAACAACTCCATGTTAGTTTAATACGAGGACGACTAGCAAAGAGATCTAAGAAAGACTTCTGTGCCTGTTGCGTACCGTTTGTTTCGATTGTGATATTTTTTAGGTCCTGCATACGCGGGTGATCTAACAGATGTGGCCAAAATCTTTGCCACAGCATAGGTTCGCCGCCGGTTAGAATAAGATGGATGTCTTGTCCGTTGTCCATAGTCCACTTACCTTCTGGTGTAAGACTCAGCAAGTGTTCGACAACTTCGTCAACTTCTTTGTCCATCATGAACTTTTTGAATTCAGGATAGATTGATGCGTATGTGTCACATCCTGTGTGGATGATAGGCAAGTCTTCAAACTTGTTAATGTCGTTTAGTCTGTCACTTGCAAGAAGTTCTTTGACTTCTGGGTTATGCTTTTCTTTAGGACGGTCTCTGTCGAGTCCAAAATTCTGACAGCGAAAATTACAACCAAAGGTACGTAGGAATACACTAGGTACTCCTACGAATTTGCCTTCGCCTTGTACAGAGTAAAACGCTTCTGAATATCGTAGTTTCATGCTAACTAATTCCTTTACTAATTATATTTTATATTTTACTACATTAACACAGTTTTTATTAAGTGTCAATTGCTATTTGATAAATAAAAAGTGCCGGTCGAGATGCGCTAACATCCACCGACTCTAAAAGTTTATAAGGAACTATCAGCATGATATTTATCGACAACAAATACACCTCAGTATATTACAGAATAGTTAATCAAGCAGTAAAAAGAGATCATATTAAGTGCCGATGTGACGGTTATCAAACTCACCACATTATTCCTCGATGTGTAGGCGGATCAAACGACCCAGAAAACCTAGTAGTCCTTACTTACAAGGAACATCGAGTATGTCATTGTTTATTAATTAAAATGCAGCTCACTAAGACGGACGGAATCAAAATGAGACATGCATACGGGTTTTTTAATAAAAGTAGCAGGTTTAACGGACCTAGATATAAATCTGGCAAAGATAATATTTTCTCTACTCCTGAGATAATCGAACTTGTCCGAACACGTATGACTACTAACAACCCAATGAAGAACCCCATTGTAGCAAGGAAATCTAAGTTAACTCGTCAAATAAATAATAAGAAGAGAGGTTATGTCCAAAAAAGAACTCTTAGAGATAAGTTTGTTACTCCTTTTGGTATTTTTAAAACAAAAAAGGAAATACAAAAAACTGCTAGGATTCCTGAATGGACACTTAACACTATCTATAATGATCTAGATGCTCTTCCTGTTAACGACGGAAGAAGTAGTAAAAAGATAGAGCATCTAGCCATTGACTTCTCTAAGACGTGGCGACAAAACGGATTCGGTTACGTCTAATAAACGCCTTTTCCACCTGACGACTGCTGTAGTTTAATGTTGTCAAAAAATTCTTTCTTTGTGCTGGGATCAGACTTAAATGCACCTTTAAGCACTGTAGTCTGTGTTAACGAGCTAGTAGCCATAATTCCCCGATTAGTACAGCATCCGTGTTCAGCTCCTACATGTACACCAACATTGTCAGACTTTGTTGCTTTCATAATCTCACGTGTGATTTCGTTTGCAAGTTCTTCCTGCAAAGTACCACGACGTGCACACCATTGAGCAATGCGTGTATACTTGCTCAATCCGATTAGCTCTTCGGCAGCAAGAATACCAATATATGCTACGCCAGAAACTGGCTGATGGTGATGTGAACACATACTCTTAATTTCAGAACGTACTACCAGCATGCCTTCGTAACGGTCTTCGCCTGTGTTAGGAAATGCAGTTGCACCAGGATGCTGTTCATATCGTCCTGCCATGATTTCAGTGAAGTACATTTTAGCCAATCGCCTGGCTGTATCCATACTGTTAGGATCGTTGATGCGGTCGATAACTAGTGCGTCCAGCACACTTTCAAAGGCGATAGTTGCTTCGTCAATAAGTTCTGCCATATCACCTTGACCAAGGTAATCTGAAATGTTATCACCGGCCCAGTATCGCTTTTCTTCTTGTTCTAGCCTATTTCTAATTTCTTCTGACTTTTTCATTCGTTCTCCGAGTTTTGTTAGGACGAGGATGTCCTTACTTCATTAAGTATACCATATATTTAGGCTTTTGTCAACCTTTTCAACAACTTACTGATATTTTTGTTTGCCGGGTAATACAGCACGGACACCGCCTTGTGGGTCTTCTACATCGCCCTTTCTACGCGGGATTAAATGTACGTGCGGCCAGTCTACCGTCTGTCCTGCTTCTGGACCTACGTTTTGTCCGATGTTGTACGAGTCGCAGTACTCATCGTCTACCCATCCGTGTCCCCAAGCGTAAGCAGCTTTGAAGCAATCTGCTAGACATTCCCAAGTAAGTTCTTTGGGCACGAACAATAGATGGCCTTCTGTTACAGGATGCTGATCTTCAAATACGGTGTATTTGGTGCATCGCATAATAACATCAGTCCACGGAATTTCTTCGTATGTCATTTAGAACTTCCTCGCAACCATGCTCCTCTCTCCCAAGGATAAATGAGCCAAACGTCCTCTTCTGCTTTATTAACTTCATTCCAGGTATATTGTACTCCGTGAAATTCTGACGACATGTTTTCTGTCATAGTAGCAAATCTAACGCTGTGGTTCCAGATAGAGTCCCATGCATACTTTTCGCTGGGCAAGCAACCGTCCTGCCAGTCGTCTTTGATCCAATTAAAAGTCCTGCCCGTGTCGTTAATGTCGTCGACGATTAAGATCTTTTTACGACTGTTAACGTCCCACCGACACCCTGTGGTTGATGTCGTCCGGTCTTCTTCTTGTACGTAACCGAAAGCATCTTCAGCCATCCAGCAGTTGCTCTCTGGACCCATTTCACTGTCGCGGAAACTAACGCCAAGGGCATGCATGGGCACGTCTAGCTGATTGCTGATGATTGTAGCCAGCGGCAGTCCGCCTCTAGTAATGCCGACAATGTAGTCTGGCCGCCAGTTACTTTTGTACATTTGATGAATGATTGCATTTGCGGCAGTTTCAACGTCCTGCCATGTGTAGTATTCTATCTTAGTCATTTTCTACCAATGCCTTAATTGTTTCAAATTTATCCCTGGCGTTTTTGAGACCAGGGTGTTTTTCACAGAGCTTGTTTAGCTTTTTCTCTTCTTGCATCTTTTTACGAGCCCAGTCAATCACTTCTTGTGTTTCAATCGGCAATTGAACGTCTACTGATGTACCAACCTGCATCCAGCATCCTCCAGAATAGACTTCTAGATTTCCGTTGTTCATTCGGACATCGCCGTCTAGTTCTCTACCAGTATAGTTTGGTGCAGTAGAGTACGGAGAGTAACTGTTATTAATTACTATCAACGACCCGTCACTTGAAACTGCATCTATCATATTTTGTCTCCTTTCACTGCTTCAAACGTCTTATACTTTTCTAGGGCACGTTCGTATTCTTCTTTCAGCTCTTTTAACTTGGGATACTTTGCTTCCATGTCTACGTCACGCCTTAGCAATAACAGCACGTCACGCATGTCATCAATCTCTTTCAAGATATCACGACCGTTTACTTTAAGTTCGCCGTCGATAACAACGTCGTTGCTACGGTTTTGAAACGTAAAATCACCTATTCCTGTTGTAGAGACATAGCCGGAGCCGTCGTAGAGTGCTCCAGCTGTGACATTAGACACGTTGTTATTCATGTTTATACTAGTAACGTCACCCCACTCTAATTTTGCCATACATATTGTTCCCACTAAAATAATCGATGCTTAGATTACCGGCTTGCTTTTTAACAAGATCTGAGTAATCATTGTAATTTTCTACATAGTCAACGATTCTGCTTTTTACTAGTTCTTTGTGATGATCATAAGCATCAAATTCAGTTGTCCATTCGCTTGGATACTTGAATTCTTCTAAGGCCATTTCTGTGTAGCTGAGTCTATCGGGCACCATAGGAATGGCGTCCACTAGCGCGCCTTCGTACCAGCTAATGCCCAGCGTCTCTTGCAGATTTGCACTGAATACAACCTTGGCTTGTCCTAGCAATTCGTGATACTCCTGCTTAGACAGTTCTTCTTCTTGACAGATCACAAACTCGTATTGCGGAAGTTCTAGAGCCAAGTCTCTAAATATTTCAACTTGCTTTTCTGGAGCAATTCTGTGAGGAAACAGAATTAAATCACGCTTAGGCAGATCCTTGAAATTACTTAGCTCTTTGGCAAGATACTCCATAGGCCAACCAGACCGCACGATTTTTTCTTCGTCCTCTTGCACAGAGACCCAGACCTCCGGGCTTTGATAGCCAGCAAATGACTTTGCAAACAGGTCGATATGAAAATCAGTTGCAAAAAAGTTTTGATCGTAGGTCTCGAACATGGCTTGCTCAGACAGCCGAACCCAAGGCTTGTCGCCTATCAGTCTTCCTAAGAAGTCTTGCGGATCGTAACTGCCAGCATGCCAAAGTCCGCCTATTGTAATTTTAACGCCCAGCAATTCTGCCATATAGCGTAGCTGAATTACAGTAGGATTCCAAGCGTCAGTGTAGAGGAAGTAATCGCCGTCCTTGATAACACCGTCACAGAACAATTCAGCTATTTTTTCTAGCTGCTTGCTTTTGTAAACATTAGTGCCCCCAAAGTTAAGAAAAGCCCCAGGCGTTGTAGCCTGAGGCGTTTCGCCGCCGGAGATTGTAACAACGTCGTCCACTGTAGCCTTCCGCAGTTGCAGGGGAAGATGTTCTTTCCACTGCCGGGTGTATCTTGTTTCGACACTCTCTAAGTCTACAATGTATACTGTCATTAACTTCTCCGTTGGTTATTTGGCTTTGACTTGCGACGTGCCTTAGCACGTAAGTAGCCTTGATACTTCTGATAGGCCTGCCAAACAGTAGCCTTACCGTTGTACAGGTCAGCTTCGTCGTATGGCTTGCCTTCGTATCGGCAAAAGTCGCGGAACTTATCCAGGTCATCAAAAATTTGATTAACAGGGGGAAAGTTGTTTGTCATAAGTGTTACCTTGATTATGTCGGCCGTTTGTAATGGGCCTTGCAGTAACTAAACGACCAAATGCTGCTGCAAAGCGTGAATTAGTTACTCTGGTATGTATTCAACGATGCCATCACTTTCGCCGTCTTCTGAGACAACAATTTCGTAGTATCGTTCACCGTAGGTTGGAATAAGAAAATCGTCAAGAATGTCTGTTGCAATCATTTCACAGCTCTTGTGATTCATTTCGCCGCTAGTGATAAAATCCTGTAGCGCCCACTTGACAAGAAAGAACTCGAGTTCTCTGTCTAAGTGCGTTACTCCTATTTTGACTTCAACCTTGAACATGTGCCGGTGCGTGTTTTCAAGAAACTTGATACGCTCGTCGATGTTGCTAGCACCAGGGTAGTAATGAAACCCTTCGAACTGGGTGCGAACTTTGATGAATGTATTTTTACTTGATGACATTAAAGTCTCCGTTTCGTGCAGCTTGCATTTCTTCAATCTTAATTGTTCCGTTCATACGGTTAATACCTTCAACACGCTGTTCGAAGTTTTCAAACGGATCGTAGTCGTCGCGTAGTTCGCCTGGCAACCACGGTACAACTTCGGTGTCGAACCCGTTTTCTTTAAGCGTCTTGGCAATCAGCGCACTCATTGTAGTTTTGCCCGAGTTTGCTGTACCTACTACGTAAACTTTAAGCATAATGCTATCCTTTATCTCTATTGTGTAAGTATATGATCACTTTAGGATCTTGTCAAGTGAATATTTACTCCAGTCAGTAAATTTATCACGATTCATTAGGTCGTGTAAACTGTGACACCATACACCTGGGTTGGTTTCTTGAAACCCTCGGTCGTCGATCTTTAGCATAGTGTTGTAGTTCCACAGCTTGATGTAGGGCAGCGGCACACGGATTTGGGGGATGAAGTTATCGTGCTCGATTAGCTCGCCTTCGAGGAATTCCTCAGCAAGAGCAACGTCGATGTCAAGACTGCACAGGTAACCGTTCTTGAGGAAGTATTTGATCATGTCTTCCCAATCGTTCCATTCACTTGGGGTCATGGGATTGAAACTGTGATTTGCTCCGAAGAAGATATGCTTGCAGGCTTCTGCCTCTGCAAAGTTTATAGTTTCAACAGAGTCTTGTAATCCTGTAACAAACAATGTACGCATACCGTAGGCAGGAGTCTTCTCGACTTCCGTGCCTACAAAGTATTTGACATCTTTGCTTTCACCGCTTTCGTAATCACGCTTCATAGTTCTCTTCTGCCCACTGTTTTAGATTTGAAAGTTCGTATTCAACTTGTAGTCG